TGGAAAGAGGATGTGTTAGTTACTCTACACGGATATTTACGCATACTACCTCCTAACTTCTGCGATAAAACAAGAATCTTCAATGGACATCCTGGGCTTATCACTGAGTATCCTGAATTGAAAGGTTTTAATCCTCAGGAAAAGGTATATAATAGTAAAATAAAATATGATAAAGTAGGGTGTGTCATTCATAGAGTGATTCCTGAATTAGATTCTGGAGAAGTCGTAGCAGTATCTGAAGTAGATAATTGTTTTAAATCTCTAGAACAATTAATTGGAGGTTTACATGGTATGTCTATACAATTATGGAAGGAGTTTTTAAGCGATAAACTATGATATATTCATTTACAGGAGCACAATCTACTGGCAAGACTACATTGCTTAAACTTTGTAAAGAAAGGCATAAGAATTTTAAGTATGTAGATGAGGTAACTAGAAAAATACATCGGGATGGTTACGATATAAACAATACTGCTAACAACTATGATCAAACTCAACTGCTAATCTGTGAAGATCATCTTCGTAATATTAGACTCAATGGTAAGTATCTATTAGATCGTTGTATCGTTGATGTATATGTTTATACTAGATACTTATTTGAACGTGAAAAAGTAAGTATTGAAACATATAGACTAACTAAATGCTTGTTAGATTGTTATGTTAATAAGTATACTAAGATTTTTTATACAGATCCTAGAGATGTTAAGTTAGTAGATGATGGAGTAAGATCTGCAGATAAGGAATTTAGAGATAGTATTGTAGGTATCTATAATGCTATTGGTATTGAATGTTTTGATAACGTTATTAAACTATCAGGTACAGTTGAAGAAAGATATAATCAAATTAAACCATTTTTAGAACTATGAGTAAATTAGACAACAGCGCAATTAGTAAGCACCTAGGACAATCAAGTCAGTATAAATCTACATACGACCCATCTCTTCTTGTGAGAGAACCTAGAGCAAACAATAGGACACATCTAAATATTGAAGAAGGTAATCTTCCCTTTGTAGGATGTGATGTATGGAATGGATTTGAAGTATCTGCATTGTTAGATTCAGGTCTCCCTACAGCTTTCGTGGCTAAAGTAGTTTATCCTTGTAATAGTAAATACATTGTAGAATCAAAGTCTATGAAGCTTTATTGGAATAGCTTCAATATGGAGAAGCTAGGTAAAGATGTATGTGAAGTATTTGGTAAACTTAAAGAGACTGCAGAGAAGGATTTAAGTGAACTACTAGAGACTGATGTTAAAGTACAGTTATTTGATCCTATTAATCTCGAGAGGACTACTGAAGAGTTTTTGAAAGATCAATTAATGTATGAGTGTCTAGAAGATAGGTTTGTATCTCTTGATATTGAGCAATATTCAGAAGACCCTACTATCCTTCAAACTATTAGTTATGATGAGAATAAAGAACTAAGAGTATTCTCTAAATTACTAAAAAGTAACTGCCGTGTTACCTCTCAACCTGACTGGGGTGATGTTTATATTAAGATCAAAGGTAATTATCTACCTACTTATGATAGTCTTCTTAAGTATATTGTTTCTTTTAGAGATGAATGTCACTTCCACGAAGAGATTTGTGAGACTATTTATAAAAGACTATGGGATGAATACAAACCTATTCAACTATCAGTTACTTGCTTGTACGTAAGGCGTGGTGGTTGGGATATTAATCCTCAACGTTGTTCATCAGAGCATTTAATTGAGGATAAGATGTGGAATGAAGAAGTTCCTTGGTCTAAGACAGGTAGACAGTAATATTAGTGTTCATATAAAAGGAAAGGCTCGCTTTCGCGAGCCTTTTTGTTTTTAATTATTACTAATTGAATTATGCGTAAGGTGTAACCTGAGATAAATCAGTTGCCTGATTCATACCGGTAACAAATACGACATGATAGTAATTAGAAGCACCAAAGAGATGGTCAACAACACCGTAACGGGTTAAGAGACCAACCTTAGGATAGAATCCGTTAGGATCGATAGAACGTTGGATCATAACAGGGATGTAAGGACAGTAAATGATACCAGAATCATAGTATTCTGGGCCCTTGTATCCGAGTAATGCGTATTCAACCTTATTGTTATCATCAGCACCGTTCAAGTTATACTGAGCTTCGGTGCGATTGTCACGATAGATGTTGAAACGACCACCGACGTTACCAACCTTAGCAACACCAACAGGAGCAGTGTTAACATTACCGTCAACTGTCATCCAGCTGAACTCAGGTAACATTTCAAGGATGGCACAAACACGTGGGGTTGCAACAACGAAGTTGGCAGCACCACGGCGGTTACGTACAGCCATTCTATTAGCTTCGATGACCAATTTCTGGTATAAAGCACGATTGCGCTCAGCCATCCAGCGACCATCAGCAGAAGCAACGTTGAATGTAGAATATCCAGCACCAGAACCAGCACCAATGGCGGTCTTGATCATACGGATAATCATTTCACGGTCAATTTCAGCTTGGATTTCATAGGACATAGCATTGGTTAACTCAGCGTCAACGTCAATACCGTTCATGTTCTTAAGATCCTGCTCTAATTCAACTGACCACTTAGCGCCTAATCTGCGAGTACCAGCTTCAACAGCTGTCTTTTCGAAGCTAAGCTCAACTGTAGGAATGTTACTTCCATCAGAAAGCTCAAATGCGCTAAGAGCAGCAGCAAAACCGAGGTCAGCAGCATCAGCAGCAACATTACCACCAGAGGCATTGATGAAGTTAAAGCTAGCAACACCAGATGCACCAGTTGTTCTGGTGTCAAGAATGTTGTGACCCAACTCACCAGTAGAGCTACCAGCACCTGTATCAGAAGCAGCAGCACTCTTGTGACCTTCTGTGCCGTCATAAGAACCAGCAAGAGGTGTTGAACCGTACTTGTAGCGTAAAGCGAATGCTAAACCAACAGGTCCAGACATTGGCTGAACACCAACGATTTCATTTGTGATTAACTCAGGGAATGTACGACGGATCATTGAGATCAAGATCTTAGGAAGTCTTGAATCACCAGCAGCGTATGTGTCACCAGAGGTGTATGCACCGCCACCTTGTCCATCACCTAGAGCAGGTGTACCTAAAGCGCCACCGCCACCGGCAGTATTGCTTTCCTTCAAACACCATTGCTCTTGGTTTTCCAAAAGCATGGCTGTGTTTAGACGGGTATGGCTGTCTTTAATAGCACTAACCTTGTTAGAGGTATAGTCCAAAACTGGACTCCACTTCTCCAACAACTGTTGTGCCCTGCCACCGTCAATATAATTTGTATTTGGTCTTGTATTTGTTTCGTTCATAATTTTTATATATTGGGTTTAAAAGGGTCCTTTACATTGGAGATCAGGTAACGAGTACCTCAACAAGTTAAAATTATAAAATTTTTGATAATACATCAATATATGGATTATCAACCTTAACTGATTCTGTTGTTAATTTTTGTTCGACGTCTTCCTTAATTTGAGACTTACTAATAGCGTCTTCTTTAAGGACCTCTAGTGCTTCAGTATGCTTTTTATCAAACATCTTAACAGCATAATCAAAATTTTCTTGAATAAACTCTAAATCTTTACCAGAGAATGTCTTGCTGATAAACTTAGTCTTCTTTTCGTCAAAGCTTTTGGTCTTTTCAGATAAGAAAATAGACTTTTTGAGTTCAACAAGCTCGGAAGCAAGTGCATCCCGTTGTTCTGTTAGATCAGTAATACGACCAGATGCATCATCTAATCTTTTCTTACCGTCAACAACACCTTCTCTAATAGTTTCATTAGCAAGAGCAAGATCGACACCTAAAGTCTTACGAAAACCTTCGAGAATATTATGCGCTTTCTTGTTATCTACAGCTTCTTGAATAGATTTAGCTGGAATTGCCTCGTCAATATAAGAATCTAAGTAGTCAGAAATACTTTCTACGACTGTATCCCTAAGCTTAGCGGCTTCATTGTTAAGTTCTCTCTGATACTTAGTAATAATCTTCTTAAGTTTATTAGTTCTATCAGTATCAAGAGACTCAACTACCTTTTTAAGCTTACGGCAGTGATCTTTATCGATAGCCTCAAGTAACGCTTCTAATTTAGCGGCGTACTTCTCGTCTTGTTCGTTAAGAG